CTTTCCCATTCTTTTTGCACAATTGGGTGGCCATTGTTCCGATGTCGTACGTTTCCATCTGGACATGGGAAATAATCCAAGTATAAGGGTGGCGCGTTTAATTTTTGCTTTATTTGGTCCACTTTCTCCGGGGTGTCAGTCATAATCACACGGACCCCATGCGTGGACCATAACTCAAGCAACGCTATGTTAGATACGGACGACTCGATTACAACCAAATACGGCGTGCCCTCAGGTATTAACCCGAGCCTCATAACTTTTGTGAAATAATCCAGTTTTGCTGCTAATTCGCCAACATAACGAACCATTATATCAGATGGCTCCAATACGTACCGAATTGGTTTTAAACGGTTGGCTATATGGAGCACGTTATCCATATACATCTGATACATGGAACGGTAAACTTTTTCACATTCGCTATACTGGCCGAGACGATATAACATTTCCCCGTATTCATATCCTAGAGTTGCATGTCCAGGATACGCAGCGTATAATCGGCCAAACATGTTTGCGGATTCTTGATACTGACCCACCGACTGTAGACAACGGGCATAATAAAGACGCAATTCGAGTGGATTGGGGTCGAGACAATCTGAACTAATTAATTCTTTTAGCGGCGCGACCGCCTCACTCTGATTTGAACGACTTTGGGCCATCATGATGGCTGAATTACGCTTTTGTAAATACTCTGACTGGTCCATTTTAATCTTTCCCTAAATCACCAATCCCAACGTGTATCCCATATTTCATATAAAGCACGCAACGCGGCGCAACGAACTGCGTCTTCTGGTAATACTTCCGTCCATATGTCGTCATGATCTATTATCACTTGTAAAATACGTTCTTTTATATTATTTTCACATTCCTCAAGTAAATTTATATCATCGTCTGTTAGCTCTTCATTCATTTTACTTCTTTCCCCTGCACCATGATACGCTGCATTTTATAATAACGCCCCCGCAACGTATTGGTTAAATTCATGGCAACCTGACCATTATTTAGAGCGTCCCAACGTGATGGATTAATTCCATTTTCTCGCGCAATCGCATACATGGACTTACGCTTCTCTCCATTCATCAAACCCGCCGTGGCAACCACGACTGCCTCTGTCGTTGGATAAATTGTCTTGGACCTAGTGCCCTTCACAATTGTTCGTACCTGGCGACTTGCGCCCCTACTCTGCCGAGTAGGGTTGTGACGATAATCCGGCATGACTATCTTTGAGCCAGGGTGGCCCTTTACCTTCGCAGCATGAGCATGAAGATTTTTCATATTCTGCTCATGAGTCAAACCATCAGTACGGTCCAGAAACTTGGGGATGGGAGGAAAATCAGTTATTTCTTTATTCATTTACTCTCTCCTGCGTGGTATAGTACAAAAAAAGCACACTGCGGGCCACTTGTCAATACGAAGCCATGATATAAAGGTAGATTCCCCAAAATTGCATCGCAATTACATGGGAAATAATCAACAAGCCTACAATCTTCAGCGCCCAAACCGCCCACTTCTCCAAACGAGCAGCGCGCTCCTTATCCCTTACTGACTGGTACTGTGTCATGGACACTCACCTTTTCTTTATAATAAGTTCATACCCTAGAGCATTTAGACAAGCCTCAAAATTCAACAACTTGGGGCTACGCCTTCCTAGTCTCCAAGAAGATATAGTCGAATCGGCCACCCCGACATTTCTCTCTAACAGAGTTCCCGACATTTCTCCCTCATCCAGTAAACTGAAGAAATGTAGAACTAAGGAACTAATATTGGGGGCTGGTTTTGATACTTTTCTCATTCTCTCCTACCTCTCAGTATTAAAGCACAATCGCGCCCGCCTTGTTAAGATGAACGGTGTATGATGTAATCAACGTCGATCGCCTTCCAGGTCTTGCGACGAACAACCTCACCATCTCTGAAGAATAAGACGAAATCATCATTAGCTATCATCACGCCACAAACTCCATGTCGCATTGTATAATTCTGTGCCAACGTCTGCCAGCCCCAATTTCCAGTGATGCGACCAGCCTCCTTAAGCTGGTCGACAGTGAAGTTATGAGGATTCGTCATATCGACAAACATCACTGTTCGCTCTCCTCCAACTTTTGCAAGTATATCTCTCCTATTAACAGACCATAATGAGACGTTGCCTCGCACGCCAATCGGTCCGGGTCACAAACAACATGAGTTGCCAAGGTGTCACGGTAAGCTTGCGCCGGCGTTCTACCATGAACATATACTTGGTGCCGAAGGTATATGACAGCATTGGAATAAAGAACATCAAAATCGGCCTTAGTCTTGGGGTCAGTCAATGTTCTTCCTATCCTAAGAGTTCACGCTTTACGACCTGATATAGGAACCCGACATTCGTGTTGATCGATACGGAATTATCATCGTTGTACACGACCTCGGGCTTGTACTCGCCTTCATCCTCCAAGTCTACCCACTCTTCCTCATCCCCTTCAATAACCGCGGCGGTCGCCGCTTCCTTAGATGGAAACACGTTGCCTACATGCTCCTGAACGTCTTCCGCTTCGATGCGATATTTTTCGATGGACCAAGTTATAACCCAGACATTCGTCATTTTGCTCTCTCCTAGTACTCTAACATTCCCTGCACCACGGCGACCACAGCGTGGTCTTTCGACAAGTCCGCAGGGGCAGGGGTAAAAAACCCATCGTCTATATCCCGCTTGATATCACTGACTTTTTCATGGGCTTCGTCTGCGTCCTCATACACACTGTCGAAGAATCCGTTTATTGTGACTACCCACACTCTGTCTTTCATTTTGCTCTCTCCTACCCGAAGTTCACAGAGACGCCGTTCAACACAACCGTCTCGTCGCGCCGGATCATGCCCCTAAGAACGTTGCTTAGGTTCATCCGCTGCATGCCGTAATTCAGGTGCGACCAGCGAGCCAAGTCAATGCCGTTTTCCGTCGCCAATTCGTCCAGCGTCTTGTCCTCTAGAGCAGCCTGGAAACGTAACGCAACCTCGTCATCGCAGCTCTGGCTCTTGCCGTACGCCTTCTTGCGAACAGCGCTGATGACCGATTTGGTCTTCTTCTCTTCCTTGACCGGGGCAGTTTTCTCTTTCTTCGTCATCTTCTCTCTCCTGTTGTCTTGTTGCGTCGATCCCCGTAGTGTAACACAGCGGGCGATCCGTGTCAATACGTTACAGACGCAGGGTGGGGTTGCACGAGACACATGGTTGGTGGCACGAGGCTTGCATCTCGCGCACGCGCGCGTTCCTTTCTTCTTGGGGCGGAGCCAGACAGCCACAGTGGCCAGCACACGGACCACGGGTAGCGCGAGAAGGGTTAGAGACGTGTTCCGCTTGCCTCGGCTAGCCGAGGCTCGACCCGAGGCAGACCCGAGGCAGTACCGTTCCCTTGCCCCTGTTCCGATTGTTGCAAGGGAGCAACACCCACGCACCCGTTGCAAAAAAGACAAAAAGCACAACCGGGGGGCGAGCTTGCCTCGGTTTGGGCCTCGGGTGCGCCTCGATTAGGCGAGGCAGCCAAACGCACCGAGGGACGGGGCGCGGCAGGGGTTTGCCTCGGTTGCCTCGATTGGGGGGGGGGGTCTCTTTTTTCTTTTTGTGTCCGAAAAGGCAAGGGAAAACACGCCGCCCGCGCCCCGCCGGGGGACCGGAGCGGAGCTCCAATCGAGGCAACCGAGGCAGCCGGGGCAGACCTCTTGACTGGTCTGTGGAACGCTAGTAGTCCCACGTTGGGACTACAACCAGGGCGAGCGTCGTGGAACGAACACAGAGAGCCCCGCAAGCAGACCCAACGGGCGCTTGCGGGGCTCTGCCTCGTCGTTAGCTAGAAGTGGCGGCGGTGGTCGTCGGTGTGGCCGGCTTCGGCGTCTGCGACGGCCTTTTGTGCCTCGTCGGCGGCGGTTCTAGTTCTGTCGGCTTCGTCTTGTGCCTCGTCGGCGTCTTTGGCGGCTTCTTCAAGCGCGAAGGCTGCGTCGTCTGCTGCTTTCTGGGTTTGAACGGCGAGCAGGGTGGCGGCTTGAGCAAGGGCCAGAAGTTGGGTTAGGTCTGTCACGGTTTTCTCTCCTGTCTGGTGGCGGTGGCGGGGCCGTTCCCCGCGTCCACCCCCGTAGTGTACCACGCCGGGCGGTTCCCGTCAACCCGTTCCGTACGCGTGGCCGGGTTGCGTACCACGCGTGGCCGGTGGCACGGCTCTTGCACCTCGCGTGCGCGCGCGTTCCTTTCTTTTTTGGTGGTGGCGTGCGGGGCCGGGGGGGGACGCAGCACGGAACACGCAGCACGGAACACGCAGCACGGAACACGCAGCACGGAACACGCGCGAACCCCCCCCCCAAAGACGAGCGACCTGCCAGAGGAATGATGGGACCCGTGGAGCCAGCATATAGCGTTCTAGGTTCATATTGACAAGTGTCCCTCGTCGTGCTATTTTATTTGTAGGGAGTGAGTCCAGCTTAGTTCATCACTAGGTGGAGGAAGCTCAGTGGGAGAGCAATGGGGAAAGCGAGTGATGTCGTTAGTACGTTATGGTCGGAGGTTCGATTCCTCCTCTCTACTCACTCCCTAGTTCTATGGTTAGTTTATGTTAGCTTGTCGCGTTTTCATGTTATAGGACCCTGATATGCTTTGGAATTTAATAATATTTTTCTTTATGATTATTCTTATCGTTGATGTCTGGTCGCGTTATCCTTGGAAGGGAGATTATTAATGTTTGTCGAACTTACAATGTCGAATCCACAGAAGACTTCAATTACTATCAATACTGACACAATTATGTATTTTATTCCAGAGGGAAGTAACACTACTATTCAATTAGTAGATGGGTCTGTGACTGTTGCGGAGGGCTATGATAGAGTCCGTGAATTATTATTAATACGGTTAGTGTGTCCTTCCGTGTATACTGAGCCTAGTAACGGGTTGTAAATTTTATGATTTGGGAGCCGAATAAGAGTATATCTAAAATGCTCCATGCGGTATTAGCTGCGTTTATTGTTATCTCTTTATTTGTAGGGTATGTATTTTTAGTAATGCTCTTAGATTGTATACTTTGGTATGTCTAAATTAACTGAGCGCCAGATTCTCGTCTTGAGGTATAGAAGGTATGGTCATTCGGTTCAGGCCATATCGGAGATGCTAAGTGTAACTACTGGGTCTGTTAATAGTTCCTTAGCATCCGCGTATAAGAATTTACATCAACATCATGAAGCCGAAAAGGCCCGAGATTTAGAGCTTATTCGGCTGGATGAGATTCAGGAGGCTTATTATGAGCGTGCGATTGGAAAGGAAACGACGGAGAATGCGGAGACCGGGGAACAATTTACTTTACCCCCGGATGAAAAGGCGGCGGATGTGGTTTTTAAGGCCATGGATCGAAGGGCAAAACTCATGGGGTTGGATGCTCCGGAGAAGAAGGAGGTTGACACGAACCTTACTATCGGATGGTTAGGAGGTGGGGATGAGCATACGGGAAGTTCGACAATCGTTGGGGATTATTCACCGGTTATTAGCGGGGGCGGCGGGGAAGATAGTTGTAATGATAGTTATAAGAAAATTAAATTTAAAGAAATTGTCGTCGATCAAAGAAGACTTGAGCTTATGTTCTGCGGCGATTGAGGAACTTGAAAGTGGGTTAAAATGATATGGCTCATTTTGTAATCCCGTATCAGCCGCGTCCTTTACAAAGGAAACTCCACGAGCAGATTGCGCGGTTCGCGATGATCGTCTGTCATCGTAGATTTGGCAAGACTGTATTCTCTATAAATGACGATATAAAGAATTTAATTTCATGTAAACAACGGGGTTTAAGAATGCCCCGTGGGCATTATGTCGCGCCACTCCTCAAACAGGCGAAAAAAACAGCTTGGGATTATGTCAAGCTTTATACGAAGGACCTACCTGGATACAAGGCGAATGAAACCGACTGCAGAGTCGATTTCTTAGATGACTGTAGGTACACGTTAATTGGAGCGGATAACCCGGACGCAGAAAAAGGGCAATACTGTGATACTGTCACTTTTGACGAATATGCGCAGATGCCCCCTTCAATGTGGACAGAAGTATTCAGACCGATGTTGTCGGATCGCACAGGTAAGGGTAAATTTATAGGGACCCCAAAGGGAAAAAATAGTTTCTATACTCTATACGGGGAGGCAGAGAATAAAGAGGGGTGGAATCGGTTCCTTTTTCGTGCAAGCGAAACAGGGTATGTAAATGCCGGGGAGCTAGCTGCGGCAAAGAACGACATGACGGAAGAGGAATATGCCCAGGAATATGAGTGTTCATGGGAAGCGGCGATAAGGGGCGCGTATTATGGTAAAATTATGGAGAAGCTTACGCGTGAAGGAAAAGTTCACGCCGTACCTCACGAATCTACGTTGTTGGTTCACACTGCGTGGGACCTTGGAATCGATGATGCTACGGCCATCTGGTTCATCCAGCAGGCGGGACGAGAATATTGGGCAATCAATTATCATGAGGGCAGTGGCGCTGGTCTTGACACTTATGTACAATATCTTAAAGAACAGGGATACACATACGGCCGGCATTATTTACCACACGATGTCAAAGTTAAAGAATTATCATCGGGGATAAGTAGGCTCCAATTTTTACAAGGATTAGGAGTTCGTGGCATTGCAGTACCAAATATTAAGGTGGATGATGGAATTAACGCGGTACGAGCAATTTTACCCCGTTTCCATTTTGATAAGGAAAAATGTGCAAAAGGAATTGAGGCGTTAAGACAATATAGAACTGATTGGGACGAGCGGACTCAGACTTTTAAAAAGAAACCCAAACATGACTGGACAAGTCACGGTTCCGATGCACTGCGGTATTTTGCAGTTGGTCATTCAGAGGAAAAAGAAGGGCAAATAATACAGCGAGTAGCTGATCAAAATTATGATGTACTTAATCCCATGGCCGGGTCCAGTACGTATCGTGGAAAACAGACAATCGCGGAGGGAACGGAATGGGAGCCTTGGTAATACGACAATGGGAACATGGAGATTTCCCCGAGATACTACGTTTGGGGAAATTAATGTATGAAGAAAGTTCGTACAATAGATTATTCTGGTGCGAACAAATGGCGAGGGATTTTATACAACGTTGTTATACTGTGTCAATGGATACTGGAGAAGTATATTGCAATGTTGCAATTATTGATGAAAAGGTAATTGGAATTTTAGGAGTATCAAATTCATCTGTGTATTTTTCAAATGACTTAATTGTAAAAGATATTTTATTTTATATTGAGAAAGAACATCGAGGGGCGCGTATTGCAGTAGAATTAATTAATTTAGCGGAAATATGGGCAGAAAAAATAGGAGCGAAGGAAATTCAGCTTGGGATTAGCGGCGAGATTGACATGGAGCGCACGGCGTGTTTTTATAGACGTCTTGGCTATAGTGACTGTGCCATTCAATTGAGAAAAGGACTTTAAAAATGTGCTTTCCGGCTGCTCCTAAATTGCCTGATCGTCCTGCGGCTCCATCAAAAACTGACCCTAATGTAGTTGGTGCTGGAGCGCGGCA